TTACATTCCGTCAATTTTATTAAATTCTTCTACAATTTTGAAATCTTCGAATGTAAATTCCATTTCTTCATCTAAATATTCACCCTCAGCGTCAAATTTAGCAAGTATACCTCCGTCAATGTTACAATCAATAAGAATTACTGATTGTCTGCCTACATCACTTGAAGGGTCTTCATTTACCACCTGAATATCAAAGTATATATCCTGACCTGTATTTTTGTACTCCTTTAACAGCCTACGAAAAATACTTGTGTTATAATGAAACTTGGCACTACCCTTGCCTACCCAACCTGTAGACCTATTACCTCTGCCTGTTTTTCCTAATATAGGCACTTGAATTTTTGTTTTCTCCACTTTTGCTGTCAAATTTATTGCCTGCATAAAGTTGTATCTGTTGTTTTCTATTGTAACGTAACACTCTGCCATTTTGGCACTTAATGTGTCCCTTACATTCATTATTGCACTCATACCTTAACCTCCTTATTCCAATGTAACTTTCATATAAAGCTGTTCCATTGAGTTTACTGGGCATATCTTTTCATAAATAACAACACTGTTTTTGCTATCTCCCATTTCTACAGAAATAGCCTCCTCATCAAATTCATCCAATGCCCTTATATTCACAAGTTTTTCGTGATACTTTACTAAATCAGCCCAAAGAGAATTTCTGCCGGAAGTATCGTTAGGTACTTTACCCATATAATATTCTTCAAAAAGTACAGCCACATCAGTAGCTATCTGGTCACATATTCTTACTGTCTGATTATTCTGGAACATTTTGCCCTTTTCTGTAGTCACATTTACAAAAGAGTTAATGTCCTTTAAAACCCTCATTTTGTCCCCCACTCTGTGGAACACAAACTCACCTGACTTAATCTTGTTTTCAAGCTCACTTTGAGTATAAATGCTATCTATTTCAATTTCCCCGTCATATACCTTATTTGTAAGACTTTCATTTATCTCACAACCTGCAACTGCACCGGCTACCCAATAAGCCAGAAAATAATCTTCGTCAGACACTGCGTAAGGGTCAATATTTATTACACCCTCATAATCAGCAAAGTAGTTATGTATTACTGCCTGAAACTTCTTGCCTACAGTATCTCTCATTCTCTTTGTGTACTCTGCCACAAGTTGACTAATGCTTTCATTATCTGAAATTACAGCAAGAGCATTAAAACTGTAATTTTCAATACTTTCCAAAAACTTTTCTACTGTCTGCCCAGTTGTAGAACCGTTATTGCCACCTGTCATTGGCATACTTGCTGTATTTGTAAGTGTTGCATTTCTTTTCCATACAACAAAGTTATTATCTTTTAATTCTGCCATAGTCTTTACCCTCTGAGTATCTACAACAGTTGTTCCTACATATACATATACATTTTTGTAACTGCTGTCATCAGGGTCTGTATAAACTGAAATTTTAATATCATTACCTCTTAAACCTGTATATCTAGCTTCTCCAAAAGCACAGCTTGCCTTTTTAGCATTATCACCGTTTATTCTGCCGGCATATATTTTACTGGCATTCTTAAATATATCCCTGATACCCATTAATTTGTAATCCAAAGCATCATAGCCAAACAACTTCATACTATTTCTGTAAAAGTCATCAGCCGTTACCTCAAATATTCCCGTAGGACCCCAATCAAAGCTATCCCCTAAGGCTACAACACCTCTTTCACCAAAAACCGTTGCACCTGTAGCTGTTGTTACAAAGTTAATATAAGCTCCGGGAATTGTCTTATTCTGTGTTACAAATGTTCCTCCTCCAAGTACCATAAACTACACCTCCCTTTCCAAAAAGTCATTTATTGCTTCGTCTACTTCTTCAAGGGTGTATTCCTCATTTTCATCAAGTACTACACCAATAATATCAATGTATTTGCAATACTTCTTTGACTTTTTAATTTCTTCTACTGCAAATTTTTCTTCCATATATATACCTCCTATAAACTACCGTTTTTCTCCATATAGGCACAAAGCTGTGTATAATTCATATCCTCTACATTGGGAATATTTTCATAACTGTCAGCCGGTACAACACCCTTAAATTCCTGTTTATTAAACAAGTATTCTGTTTCCTTATTACCCTTGAGATTATCAAGCTGTTCCTTAATGCCAGTCAATTTACCACTTTCATCAAACTTAATTTCTTCCATATTAAGTAAAGCCTTAACAGCCTTATTTGTTTTAACACTGTAGGAATTAAGCACGTTTTCGATTTCATAATTTAATTTAATATCTGCAATTTCCTTATCCTTTTCACCAATACTTTCATCAAGCATTTCCAAAATTTTATTGCAGTTTTCCTCATCAATTCCCATTTCTAAAAGTCTTTCTTTCAAATTACTTCCTCCTCTATTGTAAAATCATATTTATTCATAATCGGCTTTTCTTCATCATATATGAAGAAACAGTTATAACTTACTGTAAAGCAAATATTGTCATCGTTTTTCTCCATTGTCATATTAGTACCCATAATAGGTCCGTCTTCCATTTCCAGTGTAGAAAACAGCTGAAACAGTTCCATAACAACACTGTTGCTATCCATTCTTCCACCATTTCCATAGTACCTTACCTCAAATGTGTTTTCAGATTTATACCTTTTTCCAAGATAAAGGCTGTTCTTTATTTCTGTACACTCTAACTGAAAACAAGGTTCTTTAAACCCCTGTGGTACTTCGTCAGCAAAAATCTTGCAGTCAGGAAATTTCTTTCCCAACTGCTTACCCATTGTCTTTATAATTTCATTAACCACTACGCCCACTCCTTAACATATTCGGCTACAACTTCACAATGAGTTTGAAACTCTGCTGTAGCTCCGGTATTTTTAAGTTCCGTTGTTTTATTTTCACTTTTCACTACTATGTAACTACCCTCTTTTATGCTTATTTCCTTAGGAAAAAACATTTTTACAGTTGTTCCCTGTAATGAAACACCGTCTGAATTTTTCTCCTGTCCTGACTTTAGCTTGCCGTTAAAAAGTCCTGTAGCATAGGATATTCTACAAGGCACATTACTATGTACTATCTGTCTTTTGTGCTTTGTAATACTATCTTCTGTGACCTCACTATATTCGTAAATGTCACAGTATAAATTCATAAGACTTTCAACAGCCTTTTTAGCCTTTACCAACGCATTTTTCTGTAGCATACTAATTCACTTTCCTTTTTAGTAAGTGTATTTATAAGGTTGTCAAAAAGCTGAGAATGATTAATTCCTTCATTAAATGAAATGCTTACATCACCCTCCTGAATATTGGAAACAGCACTTTCCACATCAAAACCATCTAGCTCGCCCATAGAAGCCTTGGTTTGGAGGAAACTGCCACAGCATATATCTGTGGCAACATATTTTAATCCCTCCGGTACAGACTCTAAATTACAGTAATTCATAATATACTGTTCTGCTTCAATCATAGCCTGTTCCAATGTAAATTCATCATCTTCCTGAAGTTCATAGCCTAGTGATAAAAGTCTTAAAACAACATCATCATAATTTAACATTTACGCTCTGCCCTTTGAAATAATTCTAGCAATAGGAATAGCCTTGTGGTTAATATATTTTGGTTCTTCTGAACCGTCATTGACAAGCTCCCAGTTCTGACCGTCTGCAAGCTCCTTATTAGTAGGTGACAATGTTTTCTGATTTTTCTTTGTATAGCTGATGCCAAATGGTGCAAAGCACTTTCTCTGTCTGACGTATAAAGTATCCTGACCACCCTTTACCATTGGGTTTCTGTCCATTTCATAAGGCACTTTAGCACCAATGTCCTCGTAGTCAAAAGCACCTTCCCCTAAAATATATGTAGTGTAAACACTTTTGCCGTCTTTGCCTTCACTTACCGGCATAGAATCATCAATTAAAACAGCTCTGCCATTCCATGTAGCAAGGGTTAAATCTTTCTGAATACCATTTCTGTCAGTCTGCTTTAAATAAGCAAGAAGATTAAGATTTTCAAGGTTTGTTGCTACTTCTGAGTGCATAATAGCAATAGTAAAGGAGTTCTTGTTGTCCCCACCTGCTTTCTGAATAGCCTTGTTTAACGTAGCCGGCTCTACCATACCGTCATTTTCTGATGTAATATCGTAGGTATGCTCATTTACAAACTTGAGATTTTCCTCACCTGTCATATTGTAAATACCTGTTAAAATAGCAAGCAATGTGTCCTGGTCCACATCGTCAAAGTATTCAGAAACCTGCTGTGCTACTGAGTCCATAAAACCACCACCGGCAGTAATATCCTCTGCAAAGTCACTTTCTACCCATGCCTTTGCTCTACCTACAACCACTACACCTCTTTCGTAAGAAGTTGTTGTATCTGCCATAATGTCTGTTTCACCGTCATAGTTAAGAGGTTCTCCGTCAAGTAAGCCATACATAGGTAATATTGCATAGGCTGTACCTGTCTGATTGCTGAAAGCATTTCTGATTTCACTATTTCCTCTTAAAGCCTTACTTCTAATAAGTTCGTTTTTGTTTAACTTCGGAATTCTTTCAATGTACGCACCAAAAGCCTCCGGATTAAATGTTTTACTATTAAATTTTGCCATAAATTTTTTCCTCCTTAATTATCAAACAAATTCTGTATTTTGATTTCCTGTTATTAATCTTGATTTTGATAAGCTGTCTTTAACGCTTATTTTTATAGGCATATTGCCCATATAGTTATTAGATAAACAATAGTTTCCACTTATGATACCTGCCGAATTTACACTTTTACAATTTATAACTGTTGCCGAATCGTTTTCCATTTTTGCAAAACAACAATTTACTATTCTCATAAGAGCCGAACAGTTTTTAAAATAAATTGCATTTACACTTAATTTAGTATTCTGATACTGTTCAAACCAACAAGTGTCTATTACTACATTTTCAGCTTGAATATACAACAAAGGTTCACTTGAATTACCCTTGCTGTCTGCGAATTTTAAGTTTTTAAGTTCCACATCCTTAGCTGTTATGTTGAAAATAGCTTTTACACTGTCAGCTCCTGCCTGATATAAATTTGTACTGTTGTTACAGCCATGTATGTAAAGTGTTTTGTTTATATTTACTGTAGACTTAAATTTATAATATCCACTTGCCACGAATATAGAACAGCCTACTTCTACTGCGTTTATTGCATTTTGAAAAACAATAGACGAGTCCTCTGCCGAACATATAAAGTCAGCAACTTTCTTAACTCTTTCACTGCTGTTTTCAGATGCAATTACAATTTCGTGATTGCCTTTAACAGTAATATTTTTTGCACTGTCTATACCATCAGCTAAAGCACTGAAATTGCTGTTAAATATATTTATGTCATAAAAATCCGTTTCCTTTGGATATGTTAATCCATAATTTGTATTCATATTTCCTCCTTTATCTTGGACTTTCTCCTCCTGTATTAATGCCTTTCACAAGTTTTTCTACAAGAATGTCCAATATATCTTCGCCATTTTGTCCAGTTATATTTTGTGTAATACCACCCATATTTATATTTATGGAAGAACTGTTGTCTGAACTTGTATAGTTTCTTTCCATTGCCTGTGGAATATAACTCTTGTCATCGGCTATATAGCTCTTTTCCAAGGATTGAAAAATAGGATTTACAGACTCATTATTTCTTACAAATTGTGGCATAAAGTCATTTTTAGTCGAACATACTTTTTGAAATTTATTAATATTTTCTTCCATAGGGTCAAAATTGTTAATAATATCGTGGTTTTTAACATTTGTGAACAAATTATCAACTGTGTTATGCACATACCCACCTGTAACCCCAGTATTTACTACTGTTTCACTGCTTTTTATGTATTTTTCGACTATATTTTTCCTTATACTACTTAAATCCTCAGCACCCTCGATATTTCTTCCAAACTCTTGTAAAATAGCACCTTTGTCAATATCTGTCATATTATTTCCATAGCTATCATTGTATAAACCACCTAAAAATAAGTTATCCACATTTCCACAATCATTTTGTGGATAATTATTGCTATATTGTGAAAAACTCTCGTCTACCTCTCTAACCCTCTTATTTGCTGGATTTTCTGTATCGAACATACTTTCATTTTTTAAGTAATTTTCTATAAAAGTATTTGAGTTTTCCACATTGTAAAGACCTTCAATAATGTCTACAATATCTATTTTTACCACCCTCTTTACTACGGTATATTTAAAACCATACCAACTTTTATAAAATTGGAGTTTGTTATTTTATCCTTGTTGGCATTAAAAATATCCTTCCACTTACTGCCGTCACCATAAATGCGTTTGGCTATTTTCCAAAGGCTATCACCGGAAACAACAGTATAGGTATTTGCCTTCTTTTCCGTATCTGTTCTCTCTGTGGATGAACTACTTTCCCTACTTCCTTCAACATATACAGCACCAAAAGCTCTGTACTCCCTTAAAGTAATATCCATAATAACGTCATAGCCATTGTCGGCAGATTCTGTAAAGCTGTAATCTTCTATAACAGCCTCAATATCTGTATAGCTCAAAACCTTTGTAATATTAACTTCTCTTGTAATTACAAAATGAAAAGGCTTTAAATCTCTTTTCAATTTTTCAATAGCTGTTTTAAAGTAGTCTGCATCTTTAAAGCCATAGGTATATCTTGAAAAGGGATACTCAGTATTAGGTAAAACAGCCTGAAATTTTATAGTTTTTAATTTTCCCGTTTTAGGAAAAACAACTTCATTACCATTTACGCAGTCAAAAAGTGTGTTTTTAGTGCCACAAGCAATGGTTACCTTTTCCGGTGTAATAGGCAACAGTATATCTCCTAACCAAAATTGATACATTATCTGCCCTCCTTCTCAAGTTTCAAATCTATCGCTCCTATAACAAAAGCCTTTTCCCTTTGGCTCATTGCCATAAACTGAGAGGGTAATATTCCAAGCCGATGTAAGCAATAATAAGCATAGTTGGCTTGAAAATCGCCCTCTCTTATTATTTTTTTGCCTTTTCTATATCCTCTCTAAGACTTGTAAAACCGTTTATTTCCTGAACAAAGGATACGAGAGCATCATATTCTCCTGGGCAATCTACAATAGCCTTTAAAAGTGATTCGGGAGTTTTTTTGCCATAACTGTCCTGTAAATCAGCGTCATATAAATTTGGGTAAACTACAGACATAGCCGTAATTTTATTTAAATACTTGTTTACATTAAGCCTGTATTTGCCACCCTTTTCCTCCATACATTCCTGTCTTATATCCTCATTTTCTTCTGTAGTAAGGTGTCTGATATGCCACATTACAATATTGCCATTTTCATCTTTTAAGGCACTGCATACAGGCATTTCTCTATTTTCCCTTTCCTCTTTATTACATTTAAAAAATAATTCCATTTCTCCCATGGTCTATCTCCTTTCTCTTATCTGTTTGTGACTATAACTATTTAATTGCAAATGAGTACACTCTGCTGTCATTAGGTGAGTAGCATAGAGCTGAGCAATATCCAGTGCTATGTTGCAAGGTACATATTTTTCAAGTAACTGCTTTATAGCCGGTAAATACTCTCGCCCCTCTGATGCTACCTTTATTTTTAGATTGTATTCATCAGTAAATTCATACTCTACGCCTGAAGAAAATTTCATTAAAAGAGAAATCAAGTCCTGTTTTCCTTTTCTCATTTCAGCTAAAATATTGTATCTTCTTAAAGCCACTGAATTTCCTTCTCCATTTATGCCAAGTATTTTCTCCATACGACTTAAGCCTTGATTTTCAGCAGTCATAACAAAATTTTCTTTCATAAAATCGGCAATAGCCTTTTGTATTTCCTCATTTTCAATATCAAAAGCTGAATTTATAATGCCAAATTCCTTTACATTTCTGAGAAACAAAGGTAAATAATCATTTAAAGCCATAGCTTACACCTCCATATTTATAATAGGTGTGCCACATATTTCATCATCAGCTAACACAATGTTGTGCTGACCCTCAATATTAAGCTGTGCAATGGTTGTTATACCTTCAATGTTGCATACTCTGGAAATAATCTGCAAACTGCTTACAGTAATGTTGTCTGTACTGCTGAATTTAGAATTAAGCTCACTAAAATACTGTGTTACAGACTGTTTTATACTTTCCTTAACACTGTCCTTTGAATATCCGGAGCCTAAACTCACACTAATATTTATGGTTATTCCTCTAGCCTTAGCTCCTACTACATTTACTCTGTGACCAATAGGTGCTACACCTTTGCCACAACCTGTGCTGTCTGCTGGGTCCAGCTTTTCCTTTACAGTAGAACAAAGTTCACTGGAAGGAACTCCATTTTTACTGTCAAGTATAATTACCTTTACAGTTCCTCCTCCGTCATAGGCTCTTATTGCTCTAGCCTGTCCTACACCACTTATAGCCTTTGCCCAGTTTATGTAATCAGCTTTGTTTCCACCATAGCCTTTACTACCTATATTTTCAAAATATCTTGCTCTGAAACTCTCTGTGTCTTCCTCATCTTCACCCTCTGTAATAACAGAAGTAAGTACAGCTGATGTAAGGTAAGGATTGTATTCTAATGGAATAAGTGTTCCAAACTTAGTATTTCCCACACTTCCTGCTGTGTCACATTTTAGCTTGTATATACCGTCACTTATTTTCTCTGTGACGGTATATCTCAAATCATCAAGAGCGAATTTATCTCCAATATTAATGTTTCCCTGAAATTCTCCTTTGAGAATAGTATTTGTGGCTTTCTTAGGCTCAAGACCTATTTCCTTTGCCCTTAAAACCAAATAATCTCTCTGTGCTGTATCAGCAAAGGACTCATTAAGGCAGTTGTCTAAGGCAACATAAATCTGAGCTATTTCACTACATACAGGGGCAACAGCATCGTATATTACAGAACCCTGCCTTTTGTCTACATTGCTGGGAACATTGGCAAGAACTCTGCTCATTATTCTTTCGTAAGTTAAATTTTCGTACATTTAATTCCCCCTAAAATTCAAATTCCTTTTCTATTTTCACATCACCCATAGATGAAACAACAGTAAATGCCACAAGTACAGAACCTTTTTCCTTTGTAATGACAAAATCTGTCACACTTTCTACTCTGTCATCTGTTAATAACGCTTCCTCTATTCTGCCCTTTATAACAGCACATACATAGGAAATAGGCTTTCCTATAAGGTCCTTTATTTCAATACCATAATTTCTGGAATATATAATGTAATCATATCTGTCAGTAGAGAGAATACAGTATATACTCTGTCTTAAAGCCTCCAGACTGTCGCAATATCCATTTACTTCTGTACTTTTTAGCCTGTAGGTATAACTAGGGCTTTGTGTAATTTCTTCTGCTTTTATTACTTCCGGTGTCACACTTATCCCTCCCTGTCTAGCACGATGTATCTCTGACCACCTTGTTGTCTTAGCATAATTACTGTGTCCTCTTTTTTAAGGCTGTTGTCTATTTTCATAGCCACAGTTCTGTCATCTATATGGACATTTATTGTCCTTTCTCTCAAATGTTCAGCTATAGTAATAAAATCCTTTGTAAGAATAAGCCTTTGCTCTGTTTCTATTTTTAATGGACTTTCACTTATAACCTTTCCAAAAACAGCCTCCAAAGGCTTTTGAGAGTTAATAGCCTCCTGTGCCAATATTTTTACAGCATTACATAAATCACTCATTTAAAACACCTCCGTCAACTGTAAGCCACATATATTCCTCATTATCTCTGTAGGTATGTTCGCACTCCTTGACAGTAAATCTGTTGTTAAGTACAAAATCACCAATATCTAAATTGACATTTATAATAGTTCCTGCTCTCATTGAAATATCTCCAAAGGTACATATTTTTAAAGTTCTGGACTTTGTTTTGTACTTGTTTAAAAGCATATTTGCATAGGCATTACCATCTATGTTTTCTCCAATATGCTCATAAAGTTGTAAAAGTCCCCATTCCTTTATTTTTTCAGTGTCCTTAGCTGTATATACATTGCTAACGTGAGTATATTTGGTAGTTTTTTCATACTTTAGCTTTACACTGTTGTAAACATTAGAGTCAATAGAGCTTGTGTATTTATATTCAATAATGTCACTGCTGTCAGCCAAAAAACTAGACCCCATATAAAGAGAATTTTTCAAGGCAATAGCACCAAAATCATCATATAAAACATACTTTTGCCTGTTGTACTTTTCTGTACTTTCTAAGGCGTTGTATATTATGTCAAAAAGTGTGGAATTATCTTCAATTCTAGGTGGCAGTACATAGGCTGTGTTTGCTATATCTCCAGTTGTCAGGTTGTAGTCACCGGCAATCATTTTTAATAAACCACCGGCTGTAATGTTGCTGTAGGTATATGTATCTTTATTTTTGAAATACCTTAACTGGTCATAGCAGAGTACAGTAATAGGAGAATTTTTATGCCTTTCCTTTGAAAAAACATAACCCTTAAATATAGGAACATTGTTCCTGTAAAAGGTAACCTGGTCACCCTCTTTAAAGTCCATTACATTGTCCTTTAATACTTTGAATTTAAGCTCCCCAGCACCAAATAATCTAGTTGACCATTGTATTTCTTCAATAGGTTCAGGATTGAATATTGTCCCCTTGTGGTTTATGTAAATTTTGTTCTCCACTGTTTTCCTCCTTTGCCTTTTTCACTCTCTTTAATTCCTTTTCCAAATCCTCTACCCAAGGATGTTTCGAAATGGCAGTTTCTTTGCTAATAATGTTTAAAGACTTGATACAGTTGTCTATGGCCTCGCTTTCGTTAATAAGCATATCTCTGTTAAAAATAGGCTTTGTTTCAATATCTCCAAAGTTTCCCCTGCCGGTGTTGGCAAGGTGCTGTTTGACAAACCATATAACTTTCATTAATGAGCATTGATATTCCATTTCCATATTGTTGGCGTCAATGTCAATGTCTGAATACATACTCTTTATGTTAAGCTGATTAGGATTGCCACTTAACTTTTCATCTTTGGCATCGTAACCCATACCATTTTCAATAACAGCCTTTTTAAAAATATCAATTATGGCTTTGTAATTATCAGCATTTACCTGTATAGATAGTGTTTCAACTCCACCCATAGCTCCGTCAATGGTTCTTACTTTGACAGCACCGTAAGTGGACAAATTCTGTCTAAATTCTCCTAAATTTTCTCCATCATAGTTCTTTAGAACCAAAATGGTGTTTCTAGGGTCTTCTTCCATAGAGTTGAGGAAGTTGCTCTCTAAAATGTTAAGACCGTCTTGTAAACACTTGACCCTTAATATAAGGGGTTCTTCACAATGGTTGTACTTAAAAGCAATAAGAGGTATTCTCTCCCAACCGTAACCTTGTTTGTTTGTACAAAAATATGGTGTAAACCATTTCTTGCCGTCATGTACCATTTTTCCTCTGTCTATGTAAAATCTGCTTATACCCTTTTTGTCATAGATTTCAATTTTTCGCCTTGTAATTCTTTTCTTGTTTTCATAATTGACTACATCATAAAACCTTATGGCATAGGCTAATACCTTGTGTTCACTGTCTTCCCATATGGGAACTAATTCCCAAGGATTAATACGCTTGAAAGCAAAGTTTCCGTTGCTGTCATATCCGGTAAATAACCAACCTAAACCACAGTTTAAACTGTCCTCACAAACAGCCTTTAAAGTCATATCAAAGTCAGCATTAAATATTTCCTTTAAAGCCTTGTTTAGCTTTGAATTAACACTGTTTAATGTTATAGGCTTGCCTAATAAATAATTAACCTTTTGAATGACTAGCTTTCTGTATTGATTGTCAACTATTCTGTTGTTGGGAACATTGTGTATCTCCGTAGGCTCTCCACCTATGCCAATGGCAGTTCTTTTCTTTAAGAGTACATCATGCTTGCCTGTAAAATATTCGTAACCCTTTATCATATTTCGCCTTTTGATAGAACCTTCAAATTCTTTTATCTGCTCTAAAATGTATTCTTCATTTGTCATAAAACCATTTTTTATTGCTTCGTTAATGAGCTTTGTCTGAAAAAAGGGAAATTGAAAATTAAACAT